CTGGCATGATTTCCTCAAACACAGACATGCAACGTCTGATTCGTTCAGAGGTATACTCCTCAGAACTCAAAGAGATCCTTCGGGACGAAATGCAAGCACAGCGTTATGTACGTATGCTTGATGGTTTCCCTGATGGTGACACATTCACTATCCCAACAATCGGTGAAACAACTGTAGCCGACTACACTGAAGATGCTGCTGTATCGTATGTCCCAATGGACACAGCAGAGTTCCAGTTCACTGTAGATAAGTACCTACAGTCTGCTTCTTACATGACTAAGAAAGCTGCACAGGATTCGTTCTACAGCGCACAGTTGGAAGCACGGTTTGTTCCTGAGCAAGAACGTGCAATCATGGAGCACTTCGAGTCAACAACCTTCGCTTCTCCTGAAGTTGGTGTTACTGCTAACTCAGCTGAAACAACTGATGGTGTTGCTCACCGTATCGCTGGTGGTAACGCAGGTCGTCTCGATCTTGCTGACTTCGCCTTTGCTCGTTACGCACTTAAGAAGTCTAATGTTCCTGATCGTGGTATGGTTGCTATCGTTGACCCATCCGTTGAGTACCAGTTGAACACCTTGACCAACTTGGTTAACGTGTCTAACAACCCAATGTGGGAAGGTATTGTTCGTGATGGTATCGCAACTGGTATGCGCTTTGTTGCAAATGTCTATGGTTTCGATGTATATACATCTAACTACCTGAAGGCAACTGTTGCAGATGGTGCACTCCTCGAAGCCGATGGCACAACAGCCCAAGACTTCTCCTCTAACAACGGTGTTGCTAACTTGTTCTTCTCTTCCGATGCGGGTGCTAACCCATTCGTCGGTGCATGGCGTCAAATGCCTGAGGTGGATTACGAGTACAACAAAGATTACCAACGTCACGAGTATGTAACTACTGCTCGTTACGGTGTTAAGAAGTACCGTCCAGAAGGTATCGTTACAATCGTATCGAACCCTGCTGTATAATACTACAAGGGTGATCCTTCGGGGTCACCCTACCCTTGCTCTAGGAGAATATATTAAATGGCAAATGTCAACCATTCAGCACTATCAGATCCCTACCTCCACGAGCCTAAGGGAGCTTCCACAGCAACAGCTGGCGATGTATATGTAGCCGATGGCGCAGGTTCAGGCTCATGGGAAGATCACAGACGTTCTGTAGTAAACTTACACATTCACGACATCTCTGCTGTTTCCAGCATGTACGTACCTATTCCCTTTGGAGGTACTGTTAGCAGAGTTTCCTCTGTAATCGCAGGGGCTATCACTGGGGCAGATGTTGTTCTCACAGTAAAGAACTCCTCCGCAGCAACTATGGGTACAGTCACTATCACTCAAGCAGGATCAGCCGCAGGTGACGTAGACTTTACTAACCCTTCTACTAACAACACGACTACCGACAACGACTATATCCTAGTAGAGGGTGACGGCGGTGCTAGTTCTCATGTTGATTGTGTTGTATCAATCGTAGTGGAGCACACCTAATGAAAAGAACACTCCTACAGATAGTCCAGAACATCCTGTCCGACATGGACTCTGAGGATGTGAACAGCATTAGTGATTCTATAGAAGCTGAACAGATTGCTTCTGTAGTTCGTGATGTTTACTTTAACATGGTGTCAACACGAATGATACCTGAGCATCAAGAACTTCTTACATTAACAAGTCTCTCTAACAGTAGTCGTCCTACACACTTCAGTATCCCTGATGACGTTAAGAAGATTGAGACTGTACAATACAACATCTCCTCTACTGGCACAGACTTCCGCACTCTAAAGTACTTGGAGCCTATTGAGTTCCTGAGCTTGAATGCTGAAGGTGATGCAACCATTACAGTTAACTCAGTGAACGGTAACGTACCTGTCCTGATCCGTAACGACAAGGCTCCTTCTTACTTCACATTGTTTGATGACGAGCATGTTGTTATGGACTCCTACGACAGCACGATCAGCCAGACACTGACCTCCTCTAAGACACGATGCTACGGACATAAGATCCCTACATTCTCAATCAACGATGACTTCACACCTGACGTAGATGAAGTATTGTTCCCTTACCTTATTGCTGAGTCTAAGTCAACATGTTTCTCCTTGTTCAAGAATGGTGTAGACCAGAAGATCGAACAGGCTGCACGTAGGCAGAAGTCATACGTACAGAACGACATGCACCGACTCAAGCAAGCAAACAAAAGGCCCACATATGGTAGACGTTGAATTTAGTGTTAACAATGACAAACAGCTCTTAACCGCAAGATGTCCTGAGAAGTCTAGTACAGCTATTCATGTCAAGAAAACACCCGGCGGTTATAAGTTCTTCGAGGTCCATGTCGAGAAAGGCGTAGTACCTAAGGAACTAAGTGGCAAGTACACTTCTCTGCTAAGGGCCAAGGATGCTATCCAAAGATACTTTAATACATTGACTCCTACTAAAGCTGTGAAACGTGAGGCTTTCGGTAAGGACTTTGAGGAGCGGAAGAAACGAAATGCCACAGAATCTAACTCAAAGGGTAGTTAATACTTTCATCAAAGGTCTGGTTACTGAGGCAGGGGAACTTACGTTTCCACCTGATGCTTCTGTAGATGAACTAAACTGTGATCTTCGTCGTGATGGTTCACGCCGTAGACGTAAGGGTATCGCTAAAGAAACTAACTCCGTACTGTCTAGCTTCACTGTATCAGATGCAGCTATCACAGCCACAGGTACGTGGGCTAACGTAGGTGGTCAGTCAGGCCTAGAGTTCCTAGTCTTTCAGAACGGTGCTACCCTTTACTTCTACAACAAAGCAGAGGCTCCCTTCTCAGCTAACCTCGAAGCTCACACAGTTAACCTAGCTACATACGAGACCTCAGGTGGTGTAGGTGCTTCAGAAGCTAAATGTACATTCACATCCCTCAAGGGTGCTCTTCTTGTAGTATCTCCCTCTATCAATCCTATCTACATTGAACGAGACAACGTAGCAGAAACCTTAACAGTTACACAGATTGATTTCCGTACTCGTGACTTCGACTGGCAGGGTGACACCTCTACCTATACAGAGGATGATTCAAGCCCCTCTGATGAACGTAAGTACGATGCACAGAACACAGGCTGGAACACAGGTAATGGTGCTCCTACGGACCTCACAAAGCGTCTGACACACCCTTGGTACTCAGGTAAAGATGCTACAGGTGTTTACGATGCAACTGAGTGGGGAAAGATCTACACTGGTACATCACTTACTGGTAACGGACACTACATCCTAGACTTCTTTAATAAGAACCGTTCTAGTGTCTCAGGTGTCTCTGGTCTTACGACTGAGGTAGAGACTAGCAGGTTCTCTACTGTAGCTAACTTCTCAGGTCGTGCCTTCTACGCAGGTCTGAACAGTGCTAAGAACACAGACATCATTCTTTTTAGTCAGCTCATAACTGACTTCGATAAACTGGGTGAGTGTCTACAACAGAACGATCCTACCTCTGAACAGATTAGTGACTTACTTGATACAGACGGTGGTACGATCCGTATTGCTGGTGCAGTAGGTATCAAGGTTCTCTACGTTATTGATGCTTCCCTGTACATCTTTGCTGATAACGGTGTGTGGCGTATCGAAGGTATTGATGGTGTCTTCACTCCTACAGCCTTCGCTGTTAAGAAGGTTACTGACGTAGGTATCGTAGATGCTAGTAGCTTTATTGTTGCAGATGGATCACCTATCTGGTGGAGCCGTAACGGTATCCATACTCTAGACTTCGATGCTGCTAGTGGTCGTCCAGTTGAGAGCAACCTGACACTCACTACTATTCAGACTTACTGGGATGCTATCCCTAACGAGTCTAAGGCTAAACTAAAGACTTCCTTTGACAGTGTGAACAAGAGAGCCTACTGGGCTTGGCCCGATCAAGGTGAGGATGTTGAGTCTAAGATTAATAATGTACTCGTACTTGATGCTGCACTCAGAGCATTCTACCCTTGGCGTATCGAAGATGCAGGAGTTAACACAGACTGCGTTATAGACTTCGAGTTCTACTCAGGCTTCGGTGCTAGTCTCTCTGCTCTTGATGTTGTGACCAGTGCTGGTGATGATGTAGTAACCTCTGCGGGTGACGATGTTATCTCACAACAGGTTGCTAACGTATCTACTGGATCTCCTGCTATCATTGCTATCATTAGAGACGGTGCTACAAACAAGATCACTATGGGTTCCTTCAGCGGAGACGACTTCCTAGACTGGGGTACAACGAACTACAGCTCATACGCAGAGGCTGGTTATGACTTCATGGGTGATCTGTTACTTCAGAAGACTGCACCCTACGTGACTACATACATGCGCCTCACAGAGACTGCATGGGAAGGTAACGAAGAAACAGGCTACCAACCAGACAACCCATCGTCTATGCTTGTTAGTTCTTTCTGGGACTTCCGTAGTACTTCCTCTAGCACTCCTCAACAGGCCTATCGCTTCAAGCGTATGCCAGTCGTAAACTCTAGCAACCTTCTAGACTTTAACCACCCTGAGTCAGTAATCGTTACACGTATGAAACTACGTGGCAAAGGACGATCAATGCGTCTTAAGTTCGAGAGTGAACAGGGTAAAGACTTTATTCTTCTAGGCTTCTCAGTCCTAGGTGGAGTAAATAGTAAATTCTAACTAGGAGACTTCATGTCTTACACAATCCGTGACGCTAACCACAGTGACATCTTAGACATTACTCTTGCTGGTAAACA